ACTTCTCTGAAATGGGTTTCTCTATTGAAAAGGTTTCTGTTACTGCAAAGACCCGTGCTCTAAAAGCAGAGTATTCAATGGAACTTGCTCAGGATCTAAAAGCCGTCCATGGTTTAGATGCTGAAACTGAACTTTCTAATATCCTTAGCTCAGAAATTCTAGCTGAAATTAACCGCGAAGTAATTCGTACTATCTATATCACCGCAAAACAAGGTGCTCAAGTTGGTACTACTACTGTCGGTACTTTCAATCTAGATACTGATTCTAATGGTCGTTGGATGGTTGAGAAGATTAAGGGTCTAGCTTTCCAAGTAGAACGTGAAGCTAATCAAATTGCTAAACTTACCCGTCGTGGAAAGGGCAATATTATGATTTGTTCTTCAGATGTAGCTTCTGCTTTTGCTATGTCCGGTCTACTTGATTATCAATCAGCACTACAAGGACAAGTAAATCTAAATGTAGACGATACCGGCAATACTTTTGCTGGTACTATGTTTGGTCGCATTAAGGTCTACGTGGACCCATATTTTCCCGTTGGGATTTCTAGCGAATTTTTAGTGCTAGGTTATAAGGGTTCTAATGCTTATGATGCTGGGCTCTTCTACTGTCCATACGTTCCTCTCCAAATGGTTCGTGCTGTTGATACTGGCACTTTCCAGCCCAAGATAGGGTTTAAGACCAGATATGGACTTGTGGCTAATCCTTTTGCTGGCGGTGCTACTCAGGGTCTTGGTGGTCTAACTGCACAAAGTAATGTATTTTACAGGGGTATAAAGGTTCAAAATTTGGTATGACCTTAATACTAATCTTTGAGTGAATAAAAAAGGGCCGAAAGGCCCTTTTCTTTTTACGACAAGCAATATACTAATTGACCACAATCCCAATATCGTCTAAATTTATTAGCAAACATATTTTCTGCTTCTGATTTGTTTTCATCAAAATTAGGTAGCCAATCTTTTAATTTATGTTTTTGACATTTTATTCTAGAAAATATTTTTGTTCCATTTGTCCAAAAATATCCTGGTGATGTTTCATGATCTAAAACAAAACCATTCTTTTCATAAACATTTCCATTTGATCTTTGTTTATCTGCATAACTAATTATTGTTCCATTATTATTTGTAACAAAATTATTCAATAGTTTAGAAAATCCACCTACTACATTGATATTCATTTTATTACAGAATCTCAACAATTCCCAATCATAATTTTTATTATACCTTGGTTTACAAAAGGTCATGATGGATATCAATTCTGAATCTAGAAATAAACCGATAGCAAATTTAGAAAAAGCAAATCCTTGAAAATGATTATTGTTTAGAAATTCTTTTTCTAAATTTTTATCTACTAGTTTAATTTGACATTTTCTAGCGCCAAGGATTTCATTTTTGCCTAATAGATTTTTAATAAATGATTTACACAATTCCTTTTGGTTGATCCATTGATGATCTAGGATATGTATTAATTGAATATTATTTTCTTTTGCTTCTATAGTTTTGTTTAGATGTCTATGTTTTTCTTTTGTTGTTTCAAATGTTTCATTAGAATGATATCTAAGACCATTCATTTCTATTCCAATATTATAATCAGGAATATAGATATCAATTTCTCTATTGTCTTTTAGAATATCGGTAGTTGGATAACAAGTAACACCCAAACTTTTAATAAATTCTTCTATTTGAATTTCAGCCAATGATCTATTATAAATTTTTCTTATTGTATGATCATTTTTCCGCAGATAATCAATTACCGTAGAATAATCACAACCAAGTTCTGCTCCTATTTGTGATGCTGATTTTCCAGCAATTTCATATTCCTGAATTAACCAGTCATTATCCATTAATTTAGTTCTGGTATTTTCGGCTAATTGATTTTTGGATTGTTTTTCAGATAAAATTTGTCTTACTTCTGGTCTTTGTGTATTGAAATCATAACCATACATTTCTTGCATAGTTGTTTTGCGTTTTTCATTAGATTCGGTGCTATCAGTTTTTAATTTAGTTTCTGATATTTGTTTAGCCCGTACTTCTGAATGTGTGGCACAATAAGCAGAACAATAAAGTGACCATTTATCCTCATTATCATAACGTTTAACCGGTTTCCCACATCCACATAATGGAATTGGATAATTTTCAATAGCCCACAATTTTTCTCCCATAGTTCTATTTTTGATATTATTAGTATAGTGTTCTATAGCTGAATAATAATCGACAAAACTATTTTTCTCAAACCAAGATATAGCAAGACATCTGGAATTATATCTACCCAGAGAATTTTTTAGATTCTTATTAATAAATTGTTGGATTTCTTCTATTGTTTTCATTTTAATCTAATCCATAAACAAGCATACCGCAATCAAAAATTTTACTATAATTTAATTCCGTTGCCAATTCAAATTCTGTTAATTCTGGTCTGTTCAATTTCTTTAATAGTTGGGCTTTTTGTAAACTTCTTCTGTGAATTAATACTTCATGATTTTTTAAAACATAATAATATCCGGGTGGAGTAATATGTAATTTTTTGAAATTATTATTTTCATAAATTTTACCTTGAGAATAAGTTCTATCGGCATATGAAATAATATTTTCTGGATGTGTTTTACGAAAATGTTTTAGTAATTTAGAAAATCCACCAACAACATTGGTATAGGTTTTAACTGCAAATCTAGACAATTCCCAATAATAGGTTTTTGAATATCTAGATTTAATAAAAGTCATTACTGCTACTAATTCATTTTCGTGATATAATCCCAATTTAACATTACTTCTATCTTTTCCTTGTAGATGATTTTCATCCAAAAAATTATTCTTTTCATTAATCAGACATTCTTTGATTACACAATTTCTAGCAAAAATCTTGCGTGGAATTCTATTAAGTTTATTTGCTATCATAGATTTCCAAATATCTGGTTTCTCTTTCCATAATGAAGAAAATATATGCAACAATTGAATATCTTTATTTTCGCATAATGTAGTTTTGTTTAAATGATAAGTGGAATCTTTTATTCTAGAATACGTTGTTTCGGTTGGTCGATAGATGTGTGAATAAAGACCATTATATTCAATTGCCAATTTAAATTCTGGTATGAGTATATCCAAACTTAATCCATTTCCCAACAAGCCACAAACTTCAATAGAAACTTCTCCATCATATATTGTTTTGATATAATCAACAATTTGTTGTGATTCTTTAGATGGTCCACGGGCTCTTGGATAATCATTATTATTATTTGCTTCAATCCCGTGTTTCTTTATCCAAATTGAAACTGTTGCTTTTGAAGAACCAATAATTGCAGCAATTTCTTCATTAGTTTTTTTCTGTAGAACGTGTATATCATACAAGAAATCTTTATCACGAAGGTTTAGTAGAACATCGGTATTGGATTCATTATATCTAACTTTAGGTAGATTATGAAATTTTATCCATTTATTTACTGCTATATGAGAACAACCCAATTCTTCTGCAATTTGATCTTTAGATTTTCTAAGTGTAATTCTTTGTTCGTACAAAAAATCATAATCAGACATCATAACATTATATGATTTATTTGCATTTCTATATTTTTTGGAGCATGGGTCTGAACAATAAGTAGTATAGCCTTTGTCTGGATATTCTCTATTCAGATGAGTAACTTTACCACAAGGACACAATCTTGGTGGACCAACAAATTTAGACATTTTATGTCTCCAAGTTAAATTTCAAAAAATATTTATGAGTCTCAAGAACCCACATAGATACTATTTTAGCTTGGTTTGGTTATTTTGTCAAGGGAAAAATTTAGATAAATAGATGGATAGGAGGGTACTTGATGACGATTTTAACTAGAATACCTACTGATACTAATCCACTAAAACCGAATCGATTTGAATTAAATTTTTCTCGATTACCGAGTGTAGTATATTTTTGTCAAACGATATCTATTCCAGGAGTATCAATGGGTGAAGCTTATCAGCCGACACCATTTGTTGATTTATACGCTCCTGGTGATAAATTAATATTTGAGCCATTAGTAATAACATTCATTGTTGATCAAAGTTTGCAGTCATGGAATGATATATACTTGTGGATGAGAGGAATGACATTTCCTGTTGATTTTTCTGAGTATCGAAATTTAGACAAGATTTCTCGATATTCTGCTGCTAAAGCTACTAGGAAACCACAGTATTCTGATTTAATGGTAACGGTATTGTCGGGTGCTAATTTGCCGATTGTTAAATTTAAATATTATGATGCTTTTCCTACCTCATTAACTAACATTGTTTTATCAAGTACCGAATCATCTGATGATATCTTAACTGCTGATATGACTTTACGGTATTCTTATTTTGATTTAATTCAAGTTTAATTATTGAGGTTTGTTATGAGTAAATTGGATGAAATTTTAGTTATGTGGGAAAAAGATTCCATTATTAATTCTAGTGAAGTTGGATCTGAATTAATAAACATTCCAAAATTACACAGTAAATATTTGAATATTTTATCTCATTATCGGTTATTGATAAAGGAGATTGAGATTAAGTATAATAAATTACATTTACTTAAATTTGAATATTATCAGGGATTATTAGATCCTAGTGAAATGAAAGTTAGAGGTTGGATTCCATTAGGTATCAAATTGGTAAAAAGTGAGATACCGAAATATCTAGATGCTGATGATGATTTAATTAAATTGACAGCGCAGAAAAAATTATATGAAGAGATTGTTTATGTTTGTGAATCCATTATGAAAGAGATTAACAATCGTGGTTTTCATTTAAGAAGTTATATTCAATGGCAACAGTTTATTACTGGATCTAATTAGAAGGGGAATACATTAATGCTAAGTTTTAAGGCATTTCTTAGAGAATATCTATTACCCAATCAAGCATCTGACTTATGATGTTGCTAGTCGTTTATCTGATAAAAGTGAATGTTTGATATTATTCTCCACAAGATTGATGAATCTTTTATGGGTGTTGAATGTGAACCCGGTATTGCTATGGAATTGCGTGATCGATTTTCATTCTTTGCTGAAAATTACAAATATCATCCCAAATATAAAGCAAAATTCTGGGATGGAAAAATCGTGTTATATCGTAATAACAATACCATCAATGTTGGTTTATTATCATATTTTCCAGATTTTTGCAAAGAGCGCAATTACACTTTAAAGATTGATCCTAGATTAACAACTATCAATGAATTTTCTAGAGAAGATGCTGAAAAATTCATTGATACTTTAGGGATTCCTTTTAAGGTTCGGGATTATCAAATTGATGCTTTTGTTAAAGCTATTAGATACAAGAGAAAGATTTTATTATCCAGCACTGGTAGTGGTAAAAGTTTAATATTATATTTGATTGTTAGATATCTACAGGAAACTAAACAAAAAGGACTAATAGTAGTTCCAACGGTATCATTGACACAACAAATGTATAAAGATTTCATATCTTATGGATATGATTCTTCAAAATATTGTCATACCATTTATAGTGGACAAACTAAAGATGCAGATAAATTTCTGTATATCTCTACTTTTCAATCATTGGTTACTATTAAAAAAGGCAAATATCTAGATTCTAGTTATTTTCAACAGTTTGATTTTCTAATAATTGATGAAGTGCATCAGGGTGTGGTCGTTAGTTTAACCAATATCATTAATGCTTGTACTAAAGCTGAATATAAAATTGGTGTAACTGGAACATTAAAGGATTCTACTATACATGAATTAACATTAGTAGGATTATTAGGAACCATTTATCGAGCATCTTCTACTGTTGATCTTATTGAAAAGAAATTCTTATCACCATTTTCTATTAAATCTCTGGTATTGAAACATCCTGAAGAGATTTGTAAATTAGCTAAAAAATGGTCTTATCATGATGAAATTAATTATCTTGTTACCAATACTAAAAGAAATGATTTTATCAAAAATTTAGCTTTATCTTTGAAAGGAAACACACTGGTATTATTTCAATTAGTAACTAAACAGGGAAAAGTTTTACATAAATTAATTGAGGATGCTGCTGATAAAGAACGGAAAATCTTTTTTGTGTTTGGTGGAACTGATATTAAAGTACGGGAAACGGTTAGGGAAATTACTGAGAAAGCAAGTAATGCTATAATTATTGCCAGTTATGCAGTATTTTCTACTGGTACTAATTTGAGAAATCTACATAACATTATTTTTGCATCACCCTCTAAATCTAGAATTAGAAATTTACAGAGTATTGGTCGGGTATTGAGATTAGGCGATAATAAAGAAAAAGCCGTATTATTTGATATTGCTGATGATCTTAGGGTTGGTAAACATTTGAATTATACTTTACAACATTACATCAGTAGATTGCAGATATATAATGATGAAGGATTTGAATATAAAACTTATGCTATTGACATTAAATACTAATTGGAGAAAATGAAATGACTGAAGAAGAGTATAAAGAAGATGAACTTATTCCAGAAGTTAAAATTATTCGATTAATTTCTGGTGTAGATATTGTTGGATTTTGTTTTGAAGATAAAGAACATACTAATTTAATTACCATCAATAGTCCTATGGTAATTAAATTAGATAGAAATTCTAGTGAAGGTTTAGGATTGGAACCCTGGCTTCCGGTAGAAATTCTAGAATTTAATATGTGTGCCATCAGTTATTCTGATGTTTTGACTGTATATTATCCAAGAGATGATTTCATTGGATATTTTGTTCGTTTAGCTAATAAAATCAACGAAACCATCAAGGAATCTAATGAAAAATATGAAGCTGAACAGGAAGAAGAAGAAAATCCAACGGAAAATATGAAAAAAGTCTTGCATTAAGATTTATTCGAAACGCGGCGCGGAAAAGCTGATCTTTTCTTGCTCAAAGAATTATCCGAAAACAAACCGAAACTTATCTCATAAATCTTTAAGAAGCATCAGCTAATCACTGGTGCTTTTTTGTTGTCTAGAATTTATCTAGAAGTCCTCTAGGGTTCCTGGTGTAAATCTAGATTCTTTTGTAGATCTACAACAGCAGTAGCTATAGTTTTCTTGTAGATAATTAACTAGCGACCAATAGGTTCTAGATAAACTTTAATTCTACAGCTAAAGTTCTAGATCAATAACTAGAGGTTTGTTAAAAATACCAAAATCCAGGCCGATATTACACGCGAGGGCTTGTCCCTCGTGGGTAATAAAAATTCGAAGCGAAGCGAGAATTTTTTATATTGAGACCAACTAGAAAACCACTAGATAAAATCTAGTCTACTGTTGATAAATTCTAGTGGTTTATTGGTGTAATATTAACAAGTTCTAGATAAAATCTAGTTCTATTGTTGATAATATTCAATGGAAATTCTAGAGGTTTATTAATAAAGTTCTAGATAATTCTAGTTCTACTGTTGATAATATTCAATAGAGATTCTAGATACTAATATAACTTTATCAAGACCTAGATATTTCTTGATAAATTTCAGGCAGAGTTCCAATGTCTTGGAAAGTAGCTATTCTTTACTATTCAATTCTAGATTTATCTAGCTACTAATTAATTACTTGATAAAGATTATTTAATTAGGATTCTATTAGTAGCTGATTAATCTACAGGTGTTCTAGATTTTATCTAGTTGGTTACTGGGACTCTATTCAGTTCCTGGGTTATTCTAGAGGTTTAACTAACAGTAGCTAATCAACTTACTTTGGTTCCAGTGGTTATCTAGTATTTGTTTAGCTGTTGGCTAGTATCTACAGTAGTTAGATCTAGTACACTGCAAAGAGCGTTCCTGATTTTTTTCTTTAGTTTATTTTAAGTAACTACAGCAGTACAATCTAGATTTTATTATTAATTTTTTCTTTATTTTTTTCTAGTGGTTATTGAAAAAATCTCAATGCCCCCATTCTAGGTTTTGATTTACATATTAAAAATAATATGACGGCTCAAAACCCAAAGTCCTATCGCAGTGGAGACCTGTGGTGCCAAAAGCCTTGTTCAATTTTAATCTTGATTAAACTTCTGATTTAACCCAACTTGAAAAATTGTAAAAAGTTGTTTGTGACTAAAACTTAATTAATCCGAAAACTAATTGATAATTTTAGACACAGGAAATACCTGCTGAAGGATTTTTGGAAGAACTCCAACTCGGGCGACAGAACAGTTTTTCGCTTGCGTTTCTATAGTTTTTAGTGATTTTTGTTGCACTGTTACACTATAAAATGAGTTATAGTGCCTACTTGCCATTTCAATTTAACTGATGTTTTATAATCCTCAAATGAATTAATATTAAGAGCCGGTAGCTTTGTTTTTATGAATTGAAGACTTTAAAGATATATTTCAATCTCCGCCCGAAATACAGCAATTCAATATTGATGTGACTCCACCAATACTATTTTCTAGGACAGGTAATAGCAAACTGCTCGGGAAGCTGTCACCGTCTCCGCAGACCACGGCAACCCCACCGATATATAATCTTTATTATAGCAAAGAAATCTTATTTGTCAAGTTCTTTGAAAACTCTCTGAAACTATTTAGTAGCTCCCTGGTTTTCGTAAAAGTCCTAGAAAAATCTAAGATTCCCTATAAAATTCTATTTATATTCAAAGTGTATCACAGAATTTTCTGTTTGTCAACTGTATTAGATTAACAACATTCAGAAAAGTTCCATGGTTCTATTTAGCCTCGATTATAACACAAAAAATCTAGCTTGTCAACTATTGTTTTTAGCAAGAATAGATTTTTTATAAATAGATGTAGTTCGCGGAATTACCAGTTCCCAACTACTCTAAATCTATAACTTTATCCAGGAGATTCAGCTATGCTTATTTATGGTGTTTCACCTTCTTCCGATTCTATCGGCCCTTTTCATTATCTTTATCGTATCACCAATATAGTAGAAAATAAACACTACTATGGTTCCAGAACATCTAAAAAGAAATTCCCAAATACAGATTTGGGAATTAATTACTTTTCTTCTTCACGCGACAAAACTTTTATTCAAGATCAAAAAGACCACCCAGAAAATTACAAATATAAAATACTAATTATTTGTAATTCTAGGGAAAAGATAATTGAATTGGAAATTTATCTACATAACAAATTTAATGTTTCGGAAAATTTGAATTTTTATAATAATGCTAGTCAAACTAGCAAAAAATTTAGTAGACAAAATAGATGTGTTGTGAAAGATGCTAATGGAAACACTTTTGATGTTTCAAAAAATGACCCTAGAATTCTGACTGGAGAATTTACACACATTATTACTGGAATGATTGTTGTTGTTGATCCCGAAGGAAAATCTTTTTGGGTGTCTAGGGATGATCCAAAATACATTGACGGAACTTATGTCGGCGCAGCTAAGGGTAAAGTTGCCGTAAAGGACAATTTGGGTAATTGCTTTAGTGTTTCAGTTGATGACCCTCGATTAAAAACTGGCGAATTGCAATACTCATCTAAAGGTTTTGCTGTCGCACAAGACGATTTTGGGAATTGTTTTAGGGTTTCCGTTGACGACCCTAGATTAAAAGATGGAACTTTATTTGGTACTGCTAAAGGCAAAACTTCAGGTAAAGATGTTGATGGTAATATTTTTCTAGTTTCTGTTGATGATCCCCGATTAAAAGATGGAACTTTAGTTAGCCCCTTTGTTGGAAGAACTGTCACCAAAGATAAAGATGGAAATTGTTTTATGGTTTCCATTAATGATGAAAGATTAAAAACCGGGGAATTGGTTAATGTAAATAAAGGTATGAGTGTATATAAAGATAAAGACGGCAACAGAATTAGGACTTCAACTGATGATCCGAAGGTATTATCTGGAGAGTTGGTCGGACTCCATGATAGTAAACTTTGGATACGAAATTTGGAATTAACTAAATGTGCTATGATTAATCTTGATGATCCAATTCCGGATGGTTGGGAATTAGGTAAAATTGTTAATAAGCGCGATAAATTTGGAAAACATACCATTGGAATTAAATGGATTTATAATGCAACATTGGATAAAATTTGTATGCTTAAACCTGGAGAACCCTTATTGGATGGATGGGTTTTGGGTCGCAGACCAAAATAATATGACATAAATGCAACATGGATGTCAATTTTATTTTCGCTTGACATCCATGTTTTTTTCTGATATACTTTTATACATTGAGTAACTCAATTTGACATTTATAATTTCTAGGGGTATACTAAATTCATCATGAGAAAAACAGTTAATTACATTGACAACAAAGAATTTCTAAGAGTTCTTGTTGAACATAAAGAAGCTTGTAAATTAGCAATTGAACAAAATAAACCAGAACCAAGAATTCCTGAGTATATTGGAAAATGCTTTCTGTTAATTAGTGAAAATTTGTCGCATAAAGCTAATTTTTCTAGATATACATTCATTGATGATGCGAAATCATCCGCCGTACTCAATTGTCTTCAGTATTACAAAAATTTTGATCCAGAGAAATCACAGAATCCTTTTTCATATTTCACACAGATTATTTACTATGCTTTTTTAAGGAAAATAATGAAGGAGAAAAAGCAGTTATATATTAAATATAAATCTACAGAACAGCAAGGGATATTAGATGAAAGTGAATTATATGAAGATTCTGATGGCAATGTAATACAATTTGAATTATATGCTAATATTTCAGAATTCATTCACAATTATGAAACGGCTAGAGATTTAAAGAAACAGAAAAAGATCGAGAAAGAGCAACTATTAAAAGATTTTGATTTATTGGAAAAGATTGAGAAAAATGAAGACTGATTTAGAGAAAAATTTAGCCTATGTATTAAATATTTTTTCTCAAGAAAATGAATCTAATACTCCGGATTTCATATTAGCTAATTATTTAATTGGTTGCTTGAAAATCTTTAATGAAACAACAAATAGTCGCGAAGAATGGTATAGTCGCAGGCAAAAGGAAGTAGATGATGAAACACAAATATTATGATGTAATTGTGGCTTGGGCTAAAGGTAAAAAGATACAGTATAGAGGAACTTATGATTCTTTTTATGATGATAGTGATTGGACTGATTTTGAAGGTTCATTATTGGACGAAAATAAAATTGAGTGGCGTATTAAGCCAGCAGTTGTAATAAGAAGGTATCGAATAGCGTTGATGTCTGATAAATATTCAAACGCATATTTTAAATTACAAAATGAGAATGATGAGAATTTGAATCTCGAAAATTTCCCAGCTTTTGTAAAATGGATAACTGATTGGGTAGATTACACAATTGAATAATTTCATTACAATTTCTCTAATCAGTATTCTATTAATTGGTTGTGAACAATCTCGGAAACCTACTGTAGAAATAATTCAACCATCAGATTTTACTAATCAAATTGTTGAATTGCAACAGAAGATTGATAAAATAGATTTATTAGAAAAGCAATTTCCAAATCTAATACCAGTTCTCGAAAATCAGAAAACAATTATCAATGGTCATATTATTGCTATGAAAAATAGTGAGGTTAAATAAATGAAGCATAAATATTATGAAGTTATTCGGGCATGGTCTGAGGGGACACCTATTCAATATCGAGTTATTTTGAAAGATGATACTAGAAGTCCCTGGGTAGATTTAAGTGAATATTCTTTTGATAAACGATCACCTAATTTTGATGCTGAAAATGTTGAATGGAGAATTAAAACGGCTGAATTGTCTTATCGGGTAGCACTTTTTATAAGACCTAATACAGACATCAATATTCGGAATTGTTGGATAATGACATACACCAATCAAGAATTCAATGATGATGTTGAGAAGAGCGATGGGTTTCTGAGATGGCTGACAGACTGGATAGAAGTTGATCTAAATGAAAGCTAAAATTTCCATTTTGAAATATATGTTTTATGCTGAAACTTTTGAAGATCATGATATTGTTGGAGAAAATTTAGTAGAATCCAGATTTTTCAGTGATTTATATGAGGCTGAAAAATTTTGTTTTCATTTCGATCTTGAAAATGAAATTGAATATGAATTTAAAAATGAAATCACAAAAATTTGAAGTAGATATTTATGAATGGAACATTAGTGGTACACATTTTCTAGGATCAGTTCCATTCCCTTCAAAACAAGAAGCTGAAATATTTGTTGATTGCTATAATTCAAAAAATGTTTTTACAGAAATGCCAAAATCTTATATTTTCGCAAAATTTAAACCGGAGACACAATGCACAAAAAATTAGTAGCTAAAACATTATCGCATCGTTGGTTTTCTAAAAAGAATAAATTAGCAACTTTTCTAAGACGTTATGGATTTAGTCCATTATCCTGAACAATAACTATGGATTTTGTATAATATAATGAACACAGTGGTTCCCTTTGAAGATATTAAACAATGTTTAGATTCGTATTTTTTCCTTTTAAAGAATGATTCTGATAATTGGAAAAAATTAGAGGAACATATACCAGGAGCAATTTGTAATTCACAAACCAATACACCAGAAACAATTGATAGAGGAATAGTGAGATTTATTTTTCAGGGATTTATCTATGAATATAATGGAGAACTTAAATGTTTTCTACCAGATTAAATAAATTCTATGTATCATTTTCACAACAACCAACCTTAGTAATTCTCTGTGAAATTTGGTTGTTCTTGATGTGGATTTTTCTGTTGACAATAGTTCCAAAGTTTGTTATCATATAAATACACACAAGAAACTATAAAAAACTAAAACTATTACTTTATGTTAACAATAAAACTTCCTTATGTCTGTAATGATAACAGGTATCAAACGGAACTTCATGAACTCCGTCGTGTTCAGTCGTCTTGTTATCGTTCTGCTTATAAAAGAGCGGCAGAAGGTTTGGTGGAAATAGAAATTAGAAAATATTGTCGTGATACCTTTATTGAACTAGATTCTTGGTCTATACAATCTGGAATATATAAAGGCATTGGACATTTTAAATCTGATTGGGAATTAGCAAAATTTAATAAGAAGGAATTCAACGGTTCCAGGATTTTTGGTGGCAAAAGGAATTTCTTTAGAAGATTAAAAGGCTTAATATCTAAAGAAGAATATCAAGAATATCGATTAGAGAATTTTTATGTAATTGGTCAAGCCTCCAATTACGGCAATAGAAAATTTAATTTTAATACTGATACCATAACATTTAAACCAAATAGAAATAGTCATTATGAATTGGTTTTACCGAGTCTTCATGGAAAATACCTAAAAAGTTATCAAGAATTGGTTATAGCCGCTACCAAGAAACTACTACCTATTACTGTATCACTAAATGATAAAGAAATATTTTTGTCTTTTGATGAAAGAGTTCTAGATACAACAAAACCAAAAAGGATTATTTCTGGTAGATACCTTGGCATAGATTTAAATCCAAATTACATTGGTGTATCTTATTTTAATGAAAAGCAAGAATTGCTTGATACAAAATTATATAATTTCAAGCAATTAACTGGCAAAAACATCAATCTCGATAAATTGAAGCATGAATTTCGTGAAGTGGCTATTGATATTGGGAAATTAGCACAGCATTATCAAATTCAATATTTCTTTGTTGAAGATCTGCAATTCAAACAAGGTGATGTTGGATTGGGTAAGAATTATAATAGACTAGTAAAAAATCAATTCTTGATTACTGAGTTTTCAAGAATGTTAGGAAAATTTGGAAAAGTAGTTGCAGTAAATGCTGCTTATTCATCTACCATTGGCAATGTGGTTAATGACAGCTATCCTGATCCGGTTGCTGCTTCAATGGAAATTGCTAGACGAGGGATTGAATCTAGGGTAGTAAAAGGCAGTAAAAAGTTTTATCCACCACTAGTATCAAAAGAGATATTGCAGCGCCGTTGGGAGGATGTTACAATACCAGACTTTGTTACTTGGATAGAATTGCATAACTGGCTAAAAGAAACGGGACTGAAATACCGTGTACCTATTCCGGACTTAGGTATGTTTAGGTCTTTTTCTAATATTAACAGCAAAGTTAATGTTTTACTATAATTATATCGATTTATAGTAAAACATACAAAAAGAATATTTTATGATTTCTACGGTGATCGGACTTAGTACATTTTCAATCGTAGTCTTAATAATGTATGGGATTAGTGATGACGATTTCCACAGTAAGAACCCCTAGAAAAACAACCACTACTGAAAATAATTTCAATTGGTCTGAAATTAGATTGAAAATAATTGTGGTTATTCTAGTAGCACTTTCAATTGGACTAGGATATTTTCTAGGTAGTATTCATAGTAAAAAATTATTTGATAATGCTGCCATTACTTCTGGTAATGCTCAACATAATCCCATTACTGGAAATATTGAATGGAAAATTTGTAAATGAAAATTGAAGTAAGACATACCAAAACTTTGGAATTTTCAATGGATGGAGAATCAATTTCTCTTCCAATTTTGTTTGAATTTAATATTCTATATTCTGGGTGGGAACTAGATTCTGTTGGATACATTGTTAAATATTGTGGATCTTATAGATTAGTAGCATCTAATCATGGTAAACTACAATTAATACTAAAAGGCGAAGCAATTCCCTACTTAACTGGATTTTTACTAGATTACGAAACTGCTATTGATAAGACTAAACGAGCATTGTCATTTTTAGATCAGGAATTGGAATGAAACATAAGTATCACGATGAAATAGTGGCCTGGGCTAGTGGTAAACCTATTCAATTTGGTTTCATTTTTGACGATCACCAAAACTGGATTAATTTCAAGATGGATGATAAATCACCAAATTTTGATGATCCTATTAAAAAATGGAGAATTAAACCAATATCAAAAATTATCAAATATCGACTAGCATTGATGCGAGATGTATATACAGGAGATTATGTACATACAGGAGATTATATTAGAATTTATCAATCTTTTGCAAGAAAACCCCACGATCTTTAGTCGTGGGGTTTTCTTGCAAGCATAAATACTAATGTAC